GAAAATGAAAAAAGGGATTTGGGGATGGGAAGATGCCATCACAAAAAGCAATTTGGAACCAATGACTAGATTGGTGCTGTTGACGTTGCGTACTTACATGAATGCTAAGAATGAACAATGTTTTCCAGGTGCAAAGAAAATAGCAAAGAGTAGTGGCATGAGCTTAAGAAGTGTATTTACACATTTAAAGAAAGCGGAAAAGGCTGGCTATGTTGTAATAACAAAGAAGAAAAGTGATAATGGTGGACACGACAGCAATGAATATACTGCTTGCTACCCTATGCAGGAGGTGCATGACCTGCGTGCAAGAGTTGCACCACCGATAGTGCAGGAGATGCATACTAACATACAAGTAGAACAAACAAGTAAACATAAAGAGCTGTTTGAACAGGTTTGGAGTGAGATTAATAGTAAGCTAGTTAAATCTAGGCAAGGTGGTAAAAAAAGAGCATATGCTAGATTCGTACAGCTATGTAATGAACATGACCCTAACACGTTAGCTAATGCTATCAGAGGTTATTACAACGATGCACAACAAAAGAAAAATAATTATGCATATGCGGCGAGTATTGTTGCTTGCTTGGGTATTAAAGAATTATATGCAGGATATTTGAATGCTAAAATAACAAGTGAGGAGGGTAAGAGCGTTTATGAAAAATACATAGAAAAAAATAAATTGACAACGTAAAATAAATCCGTAGAATATACATATTAATAAAGGAAAAAATTATGAAAACTTCAGAAACAATAACTAAAATTGCGCCTGCGCTTGTGAAAGCTATAGGCTCTATCCAGGGAGCCGCTAAAGACGGCAAGAACCCACACTTTAGGTCTAGCTATGCAACACTATCAAGCGTTGTAGATGCCGCTAGGTTACCGCTATTAGAAAATGGTATAGCTGTGGTGCAATGCCAAGGCGGTATTACTGAAAGCAATACAGTCGTTATGTCTACACGATTGCTACATACTAGCGGTGAATGGTTAGAAACAGTCTGCGAGGCAAAGCCTAAATCATTTACACCACAAGACATTGGTAGCTCTATTACATACTTGCGTAGATATGGATTAATGGCGGCAGTCAATATGCCAGCAGAGGATGATGATGGTAACGGCAGTTCATTAGGTAAACAGCAAGACGATGTTAAGTCAGTTGACTTAGAGCCTATGCTTATAAAGATATCAGAATCTATGGATAATGATTCCCTTGCCACAGTTGCTAAGGAAATTAAATCTGCTAAATTACCTGCCAATGCAAAGGCTAAGTTACGACAAGCTTGGGCAGAACAAAAAGCTACATTGATTGCTGTTGAGAAAGCAGAAGCGTGAAAATCGTAGACGTACAGCAAGGTAGTCCAGAGTGGTTTAGTGCGAGGTGTGGTAACTTTACTGCATCTCGCGTTAAGGACATACTAGCTAAGACAAAATCTGGGTATAGTACATCACGCAAAAACATGATTGTTAAGCTTGCTTTAGAGCGCATGACAGGCGAGATTGAAGAAACTTACAGCAATGCCGCGATGCAGAGAGGCAACGACCTAGAACCAGAGGCGCGTGACTTTTATGCCTTTGAGAAAGATGTAATAGTTACAGAGGTTGGCATGGTCATATATCCAGAGCATGAGCATATTACCTGTAGTCCAGATGGCCTGGTGGGCTCTAATGGTTTAGTGGAAATCAAATGCCCTGCAAGCATGGCTACAATGGTAAGCTACCTGGAAAAGGATGCACACGCTAAAGAGTATCAGATACAGTTACAACATCAGTTACTTGTTACGGGTAGAGAGTGGGTAGACATTGCTGGTTACGACCCAAGATTTCCAGAGGGTTTACAGCTTGCTGTTTGCCGAGTAGAAGCTGATAAGCAAATGCAAGCAGAAATATTAACAGAGATACAAAGCGCAAACGAAGAAGTAAACGCGCTTGTAGAAAAACTTAATCAATTAAAAAAGGAAAAAACATGATTAACAAAGCAACACTAATTGGCAATGTTGGTAACGACCCAGAAATAAAAACATTTTCTAATGGCAACAAAGTAGCAAACTTTAGCCTGGCAACTACTGACAAATGGAAAGACCGCAACACAGGTGAAATGCAATCTAAAACTGAGTGGCATAAAGTAGCTGTATTCTCAGAGGGTTTGATAGGCATTGTAGAGCGCTATATAAACAAAGGTAGTAAGCTATATGTTGAAGGCAAAATACAGACTAGAAAGTGGCAAGATATGTCTGGCAACGAAAAATCTATGACTGAGATAGTTTTAAAGGGCTTTACGGGCGTTATAACGCTCCTGGATAGCCGTGAGAGCAGTTTTGGTGGTGTTGGTGCAGACAGAGGCGGTTATGCTCCTGTAACGAAGCCTGTAGAGCTTAACGACGAGATACCATTTTAGATGGGCCAGCATACAGTACAGATAAAATGTGAGGCAGATAAGGTGGAGTGCAAACGCCTTATCGACCTTTCGCCTGTTGGTACATATGTGCGTTATACCAGGAATGTTAGAACCATACCGCAAAACTCTAGGTTGTGGGCGTTGCTGTCAACTATATCAGTTGCTATGCGATGGAATGAATTTGAGGGTTATCACACAGGATTAAAGTCAGGTGAGAAGTATAGCCCAGAAGAATGGAAGGATTACTTTTGCCATATGTTACGCGGCAATAAATTTATGCCAGATGAACATGGGCGCGAGCAGATACCTGTTGGTATGTCTACCAGGAGTATGACTAAAGACGAGCACAATGAGCTACAGGCGCTTATAGAAGCTTTTGCTGTAAGGTTTGGTATAGGAGTAAGAGACATTGAAAAATAAAAAGAGAGAAGCAGGATTACAGAAAAGGCAGTATCATCATATGCCTGTCCAGGTGCTCAATGAGGTTGCAGATGCCATGACCGAAGGTGCTGACAAATATGGTACTTATAATTGGAGATGGGAAAAACTGCATTACAGCGATTATTACAGTGCGGCACTAAGACATCTTATGGCATTTTATGGTGGTGAGGATTGTGACCAGGATTCAGGATTATCACATATAACTAAAGCTATAGCTGGCCTTATTATATTGCGAGATGCTATGTTAAACGACTCTGTTGTTGACGATAGGTACGAGGCTATAACTAGGCTTGATACATAATGCCTGAATATAAAGAAGATTTTGACGACAAATACTGGCGATTGTTTAGAGAGGTAGTACTTTTACATGAACAATGGAGGCAGCACACATTGTTTTTTGATAAGCCAGAATATGTAAACTCTAAACATGATGGCGCTGATTATCCAGAAGGTAATTTTAGGGATTTATGGGCTAAGTCATTGCAGATTAGAAATATACATAATCAAATGCTTGATATGCTGCATCGATACCATGACGGCAAACCAGGTGTAAATAAAATCAAATAACGTCGGCTAGGCTTTTACCATTTATATAAAAATACATTGAACGCTGGCCATTAGCATTAATGATTACATCAGCGCAGGCCCATGTTGACAGACCGACTTTGTAAGGTTGTTTTAAAGTAGATACGCCTGTTTGCCACGCACCGCCACTAATACCAGGTGAATGACTATGACCTATTACAGTTTTATACATTGCGTTGGCAAATCCCTTGATACTACCTCTTGAACCATTAGCGCCTCTGTCGCCATGCTGACTGACATCTATACCTTTTATATTTGCACGTTTGTTTGCATTAACAAATTTATAACAGCCTGGTATGTATTTTTGAAACGCACATTCTAATGCTGATTTATTTTTGTAAGCTATCTCAGCAAGTAATTCAGAACCTATCGCTGCATTGTGTGGTTCTTTAAGGTGTCTGCCTTCATTTAAGTAACGCTCAATATGCCTGTCGTGATTGCTGTCTACTATCCAATTCTCTTTACCGCCTGTCTGGACTATATGTGCCGCAGTATGCTTTAACTCCCAGGCAAGACTATTCATGCGCATATTAAAGACTTTTATCTTATCAAGTAGCTTGTGATGGTGAGATATAGATACGCCATCAAATACGTCATGAAATACGTGTATATCTGGTTTAAGCCTATCGCACAAACTAGCTCTAGCCTTTAGTATAACTCTATCGTGCATAGCCGCGTGGTCATCACCTCTAACTATAGCCGCAGAGTTTTCACCAGGCTGTAATCCGTCTGGTGTCCAATACTCGTCTAAAAAATAAAAACCTTTGCCATCCCAAATTATCTGTGTGTGATAAAATTTATCTCCAACAAGCTTAACATATGTTGCGGCAAATACATGATTGAATTTAGCTTTACCACCAGCTTTTGTTCTGGTGTACGTTTTACTGGTACAGCTACCTGTAGTTTGTAACATTTTATTCTCTTC